GATACAGTTACGATTTACAATAAAATTTCTGATTCAGAATGGAAAAGAACAGTTGTAAAAGGCGTACAGTGGTCTGATAAAACCGAAAAGAAAAATGAAAATGGTAAAATCAGCATTGCACGGTATGCGTCTGTGACGTTTCCAGTTGGAACTTACAATGGTTTATCACTTAATTCTTATAATGAAGAGGATTGTCTTGTATATGGAGAAGTTGAGGACGTTGTAGAGGATGTCAAAGGGCAAAGGATTTCTGATTTGATGAAGAGATATCCAAAATCAGGAATGATACAGTCAGTAAACGATAATTCCAATCGAGATTTTTGTAAAAACATTAAGGTGGTGGTGGCGTAATGCCTAATATGTTTCAATTTATCTGTGATATTCCTGCGGTGATAAAAAAACGAGGACTTGAAGATAATGGAAAAGTTCAACAGTTTATTGATTCAGAATGTCTTCGGCTATGCGAACCCAAAGTACCAAAGAGGGAGAATATTCTGATTGAATCCGGTCATTTAAATACTGTAATTGGAAGTGGACAGATAAAGTACCGCACACCTTATGCAAGGCGATGGTATTATATGCCAGCGAAATTCCATGAAGCACCAGAGCGCGGAAACTATTGGTTCGAACGCATGAAGCAGCAGTATAAAGAAAAAATTCTTTCTGGTGCAAAGAAAATTGCAAGTGGAGGTTGATATGACTATTTCACAATATATTGTAAAAATGCTTAGCAATTATGATGGTTTATCAATTGATATGAACCATGTAGCAGATGGCTCCGATCAGTATGGTCTTTTTAAATCACCATCAAGAGACTTAAAGGAAATGACAGACGGAAGTTGCGAGATTACAGAATATTATAATTTTATCGCACGCCAGTCAACCGGATCAAGATCAGAGAGGAAAGAATCTGATGAATGGTTAGAAGATTTGACATATTGGGCAGATGATTTCGCTTACACATATGCATTTCCAGCACTTGATAAAAATAGAACGGTGACTGGATTTTCCATTACCGGGAATCCATATCCGATGGAAGCAAGCGACAAAGATACATTATATCAGATGTCATTGTCCATCACTTATTTACGAGAAAGAGAGGTATCATAAGGTCAGGATTAACAAGATTAAAAAAACATAGAACTATTCCATTTTTGAACACCGCCGAGACATCGGCATTAACACCTTCGTGGGCGAGAATTGGAAAATCCACAGTATTTGACTTGGTTTTGAACGCACAGACCGAGGATAACGATTTTATTGAGGATGAAATCCCAACAACAGATATTAAATACTACAAACCATCACTTGCGCAGGAGTTACAGGCAAACAAGGGAGATGCGGCATTTGATTATCTGTATGATATGTTTTTCAATTTGCCTACAGGCGAAGATGTAAAGAAAGATCTACTGATTGTATTTGATGGAAATATTGGATCAGAGGGAACGCCTAAATTTAAGGCATGGAAAACAAAAGCAACTTTAACACTGGATCATTTTGATTCCGTTGCAGAGAAGATTTATTTTAGTTTTTCAATTAACCACATTGATCGAGGTACTGTTACGGTTAGTGATGGAGTACCTACATATACCGCAGATAGTGCGACTTAGGAGGATTTATGGATTACACAGTAATTATTAACAACAGAAGTTATGATTTACCGAAAAAGACAGTTTCAGTTATGAATAAGCTGGATGATGTTTTGAAGGTGGACAATCTTAATATTAAGGCAAGACAGAAATTTGAAAAATTACATGAATTTGTAAAAGATATTCTTGGTGAGGCGAATGCAAAAGAAATTTTAGGATCGGACAATCTGGATGAAATCGATCTGTCAGATTTATCCATCGGAGTGCTGAAAATCAATGATGCTTATAATAAACCTTTAAACGATTATAAGATGGAGAAAATGAGAGCAACGTTGAACTCGGCGCAGATTGATAAAATTAATAATCTGGTAAACAGCGCAACAGCAATGGCTAATCTTCCGGGTGCAGCCAATGCTTGATCTAACAAGAAAATCACTACCAAACACCGTCAGAGTGGGCGGTAGTGATTTTTCTATATATACAGATTATCGTGTCTGGATGCGATTTGAAATCGAAGTTACAAAGCTTAAGCGTGGAGAAAATATCGATGTTTCGTATTTATTTAAAAATGAAATGCCGGCACATTGTAATTTGAATGAATTATTTATTTTTTCAAGACCGGAAACACCATTACCAAGAGATATTTATCATCGAAACATAATCACATTGGATTATGAGCTTGATAGTGATCTCATATACAGTGCAGTTTTAGGACAATACGGCATTGATTTATTTGAAGTGGACGAATTACACTGGCATAAGTTTTTGGCTTTGATGCGAGGACTTAACGACAGCACGAGACTTCGTGAAGTCATGGGGTATCGCTGTTATGAGAAGAATCAGGATAAAGATAGAGATATATATTCTGAAATGCGTAGAGCATGGGAAATTGATAGGAAAACAGAAACTGAGTTGGAAGAAGATGAAAAATTCAGCAATCTTTTCAACTAGGAATGCGAGGTGAACCAGTGAAGGTCTGATGGATCTTTAGTTTTTGATACAAAATTATTAACAGATGGATTTAAAAAGGGCGTCAGTGCACTGGGGGGCATAACAGTCAATGGCATGAAAACAATTACTGCCGGAATAACTGCCGGAGTTACGGCGGCAGCCGGAGGGATTGCTGCAATCGGAACGGCAGCGGTCAGTGCCTATGCAGATTATGAACAGCTTGTAGGCGGTGTCGAGACTTTATTTGGAGCTGGCGGCCAGAGCGTATGGGATTATGCCGATAGCGTTGGAAAAAGTGTAAATGAAGTGCGAGAAGAATATGGAAAACTTATGATCGCACAAAACGAGGTCATGGATAACGCTTCCAAGGCATATAAAACAGCCGGTCTGTCTGCTAATGAGTACATGGAAACAGTTTCCGGGTTTGCCGCATCTTTAAAACAGAGTACATCTAGTGAACTAGAAGCGGCTCAAATTGCAGATCAAGCCGTTATTGATATGGCAGATAATGCAAATAAGATGGGAACGTCAATGGAATCCATCCAGAATGCTTATCAAGGATTTGCAAAACAGAATTACACGATGCTGGACAACTTGAAGCTGGGATACGGTGGTACGAAGTCAGAGATGGAACGACTTCTTGCAGATGCAACAGCCTTATCAGGCGTTGAGTATGATCTGGACAGCTTGAGTGATGTATATTCAGCAATCCATGTGATTCAGGATGAATTAGGTATCACAGGTACGACTGCGAAAGAAGCAAGCACGACAATTCAAGGTAGTGTCGGAGCCATGAAAGCATCATGGCAGAATTTGCTTATCGGTGTTGCTGATGACAATCAGAATTTCGACCAACTTGTAGAAGATTTTGTTAATTCTGTTGGAACTGTAGCAGAAAATATATTACCACGAGTAGAAATCGCTCTGGATGGTGTCGGAAATCTGGTTGAGGAATTAGTTCCGATTATTATTGATCGAATCCCAGAATTGGCGAATGATGTTCTGCCAGATTTAATACAGTCTGGTGTAAACATGATTTCATCTATTGTAACTGGCTTGAACGAAAATTTACCGGAACTTTTGAGTGGTGGGGCAGAAATTCTTAATACGCTTTCAGAGGGAATTTTATCACTGCTTCCAATGCTTGGAGAGGCTGCTTATAACATAATCACAACATTAATATCAGGAATCACCGATAATGCGGATTCTGTATTCAGTAGTGGTAGTGAGATATTGCTTAATCTTGTGAATGGTATAGCAGAAAAACTGCCAGATTTATTATCTTCTGGGGTTGATGCTGTGATATCATTAGCAATGGCAATAACAGAACCTGGTACACTGACAAATATAATCACGGCTGGTATTAATTTGCTGGTTTCGTTGGTGGATGGAATTTTAAATGCACTTCCAAAATTGTTAGAGGCTGCACCAATTATCATTGCACGGTTGGTATCGGCATTAATTTCAAATGCACCGCAGTTATTAAAGGCTGCTGTTCATATCCTTGTAAAATTGGCGGAATTTATGATTTCAAACACAGTAAAATTGTTGGCAGCCGTACCGAAATTGTTTACTAGCCTTGTAAACAATTTTAAAGAGATGGATTGGGGAAGTATCGGTAAGAATATTATTGATGGAATTTGGAGCGGAATACAAGCGGGCTGGGATTGGTTGACCGGAAATGTAAAAAATCTTGCGACAAATCTGTTTAATGCTGCAAAAGATGCCCTTGGAATCCATTCACCATCGCGTAAGTTTAAATATCTGGGTGAGATGTGTGTTGCTGGTTTTGATGATGGTATACAGGATCTTATGAGCACAGACGGTATTACAAAGAACATTAATGCAAGCATTTCAACGGTAAGTGCTGGAATGTCGGGTGGTAATGGTGTTGGCACCGGATTAGGAAACTTCAATCAGACAATTAATGTTAATCAGCAGATTTCAACACCTGACGAGCTTGCAAGAGCAGTAAGAGTTGAAAGTAAACAGGGATTAATGAGGGGCGCGTATGGATACTAAAGTGTGTATTCGCTTTGTGAGAAGTGATGAGAGAGAATTTTTAATAGATGGAAC